TCGGCAATGGAGGCAAAGGATTTAATTAACACACACAAAATGAAAAATCCTTCAAGATGGTTAAAAGATAAATACGGACATTACGTAGAGCCTCGTCACGAAGAATTGGTAGAAGCCCAGCCATCAACAGTAGCCAAAGCCAAGATGGTTGTAGCAAGAAAGTTAGTAGAAGCCCAGCCATCAACAGTAGCCAAAGCCAAGATGGTTGTAGCAAGAAAGTTAGTAGAAGCCCAGCCATCAGGTGTAGCCAAAGCCAAGATGGTAATTGCTCCAAGAATGGCAGAACAATTTATAGACCAATACCAACAGGCAGAAGACTACGACCAGCAACAAGAAGAAGAACAAACACCAGCCAAAAAGAAATATGTAAGACCTCAAAGAGGAGTTAAAGGAGCCAGAGGTAAGCGTGGAGCACAAAAGAAAGACAAGATGACAGTTGAAGAACAACAGGCATCACGTAAGGCAACATTGGCGAGAGAAAGGGCAAAGACCATATCATTATCAAGTGAAATAAGAGATGTTGTTAAAGCCATACCAACAATGAACTACTTGGAACTAATGGCGTTAAAGCCAACCTTAATTAGGTTCAACAATGCCGAACGCACCAAAGCAGAAGATAACAACTTGGAGAAATTGAAAAAGGCATTCAACAAGAGAGGTGAGGAATTGAAAAAAGGTAATCAAGGACGCACACAGGGAATGGCTCTTGCTCGTGCGAGAGATATAAGTGATGATGATGAAGTGATAGAAGGATTTGGAAGAGGTAAAGGCTTAACGAATAAAATCGTAAAGCATTTAGATAAGGATAATAAAGAAATGAAAAAGTTATCCAAAGCATTTAAAAGACATATGGATACCGAAGAAGCCACGAAATAGAAGGCAAACTTGGAGACCGACCCTAACGTTTAATTAAAAAAGTAATTAAACGTTGGAAATCTAAAGTATATTGAGAAATATAGAGAGAAATCCAATAAAAATCTAACGGAGCGAAGAAATCTAAAAGAAATCTACACGTATTTAGATGTCATTTCGTAAAAATTTATAAATTTATCCCACTACATATCCAATACATATCTAAAATACGTTAGATTTCTTTTAGATTTCTCATATAATGCCCTCAATTGCTTTTTTGATTTAACATCGCCGATGTTTTACTCCAAATTTTCTTTAAATTTACTTTCTATTTAGAATAAAATTAGAAACCTGATTATTTTCCAAATGGATAGATTTCTTTTAGGAAATACTTTTTTTATAAACCGATATTAATGGAGACGACTAAAGACGAAGCATATTACTTTCATCAAACGCCAAATGATTTGTGTATTAAATTAATTAAAGAAGTTCCGCTTGTAGATGGTGACAGTGTTCTTGAACCTTTTAAAGGAGAAGGAGCATTCTTTAATAACCTACCTGACAATGTATTTAAAGACTGGACGGAAATTGTTGATGGACGTGATTACCGAGACTATCATCAACCGATAGATTGGGTTATTAGTAATCCACCATTTAAATTAGAAACAAAAACAGGCAGGGTTAATTCTTTTTTTTTTTTATTAAATCATTACGCATCAAGAGTTAATAAAGGGATTGCCTTTTTAGGGAATGATGTCGTATTTGGGGCTTTAACACCGAAACGATTATTAGAATTACAAGAAAAATATGATTTGTTTATACACCGCATTATCGTCTGTAATGTGAAGAAATGGAGGGGAAGATACTTCTTCATTATATTTAAAAAGGGAAAATGTGATTTCTATAAACCGCTTATTGGAAGTTATTAACCTTTAGCCATTATTATTTTATCCTTGTATAATATAATGAGTTTAACGTATCAAGACACTCCAGACAAAGTTTACTATGACGTCACGATTTCCAATCTTAACACTATAGATGTAAAACCCCCAATTCTGTATTTCAACGAGACGAGAAACAATGCCTTTGTTTTAGACCCAGAGAGTTATTATTTAAGTATTGTCCGCTTTAGTTTAGATACCAACACTTTACCTGTAATTGTTCCTGTTATCCAGCCCAATCAAGGAAACGTTAATTTAAGTATTTATTCTATTACCTTATCTTGGACTAATCCTATTGCTCCATTTCAAACATTTACATCTCAAGAGTTTTTGGATTTTATCCCCCAAGATAGCGGAACAGTAGTTCCATCACCTCCTTCTCAAAATGTAAATGGTCTACAAAATAACGGCACTGATTACTATAACATTTACAATTTTCAATACTGGATTTTGTTAGTTAACAACACTTTTACAAGTGCTTACAACGCATTAAATGCTTTAGTCATTGCTGGTGGTTTAGTATTACCATCTACGTATGCCCCTGTAATGGCTTGGGATACACAGACTTCCTGTGCTTCCATTTCTGCCGAAAGTCCAGGATACGATGATACGACTTCAGGATATATAGGCATTTTCTTTAACGCTTCAATGTATAACTTATTTAGCAGTTTTCCTGTTTATATTTTTGGCGTTAATGCGACACTGGGTCAAAATGTTAGAATTAGCACCAGCAATTTTGGAGGAACAAATCTTATTCCATTTCCCCCACCTACTTATACATCTTTCGCTTGTCAAATAATTCAGGAGTATAGCACTGTGTCATCTTGGACTCCTATAACCTCTGTTGTATTTACCTCCAATACTTTACCTATAGTTCCCAATCAAGTTTCCGCTCCATTGATATTCTACAACGGCTCTGTTTTTAATACAGGTGGTAATAATAGTAATATAGCACAAGTGATTACCGATTTCATTGCTGATACTTATAAGCCTCAAATCATTTATACGCCGTCCGCCCAGTATCGTTTAGTAAATTTAGTAGGAAATACCCCCCTATATAATTTGGATATAGGAGTTTTTTATAAAAATAGAACTGGCGAATTAATACCATTTAGACTTCCTTCAGGAGGAACTGCTACCGTCAAAATCCTTTTTACCAGAAAATATACTGAAAATGGCGGAAGGTAATTGGAACTTTAGGAATTTATAATAATTTATTTTGTTTTTTAATAAATTATTATCTCCGCCTTTATTATAATGAGTGATTTTCGCACTGTTTTAATTGAGGACGCACGTATAGCCGATATTACTTCTACGGAAGTTTTTGGAGTTCAATCTTCCGCTTCCCAGTCAACCTACCAACAATTCCAAGCCGTTTCCACCAGTAATTCATCTATTGTCTTCAACGTCCAAATTCCCAGTGAAAATATTGTGATTGACAGACACCTTTTGATGTCATCGCAACTTGCTTTTGAACTTAATTTAGGAGGAGGAGTTTACGGTGTTCCATTAGGAGACCAAGCATTTCAATACGGTTTGACTGACTGTCTTCAGGCATTCCCCCTTAACTCTCTTTTCACGACAACCCAAACGACTATTAACAACGTCTCGGTATCTACCAATTTACAGGACGTTTTACCTATGTTGATGAGAATGAACGATAAGCGTATGCTATCTCGCTATAATTCAATGACACCTTCTCTTCCTGATAGTGCTTACGGTGAATATAAATCCGCTCCAGGTTCTAACAACAATCCTTTAGCAGGTTATTCTAATGCTTCCTACGATGAAGATTTTGAACCTCGTGGAGCATACCATTTAGACTCTATCCAAATTGACCGATACGTTAGTGGTGTTTTTACTGATAATTCTCCTATTTCTACCAGTGCTACTACCAATACTTGGAAAATATTTATTAAGGTTACAGTCACAGAGCCATTCCTTGCTCTTTCTCCTTTTGTTAATTGCGAACCTGAAAACAGTGCTGGTTTGGTAGGTGTGAATAATATGTCAATGGTTCTTAACGTTGATAATAGTTGCCGTCGTCTCTTTTCTACTGCTAACAACGCTATTAGTGGAGGAAATAGTTTAGTTGGTTATATTAGTTCTATTGCTCTTGGCTGGGCTGATGCTCCTAACGGTGGTGCTTCTCAACCCATCGGCTTTTCAAACACTCGTCTCTTATTTAACTTCCTTTCTCTTCAACCAGAACAGTATGCGAAGATTTCTACGAAGAATGTCGTTCCGTTCACGGACTACCCTCGTTATTTGACGACCTTTTCGTCTGGAACGACCATCGCTCCAGGTGCTACTCAAGTCCTAACCTCCCAATCAATCCAACTCAATCAAATTCCAGACCTTATCCTTATTACGGCTCGTGTCCCAATGTCATCTCAAAATTGGAATTACACCAGTTCTTTCTTGACGATTAACAACATCAGTGTCAATTTCAATAACGCATCTGGTCTTTTAGCATCTGCTACCCAGCAAGATTTATACAACCTTTCGTTTGCTAACGGCTCGGCACAATCCTTCTACGAGTTTCGTGGCTTTGCTGACAACGCTCAATTGCCTCCTGTGGCAGGTCAAGGTGGAACTCTTACTGTTCCTACGACTGGTTCGCTCTTGGTTCTTAACCCTGTTTACAATTTCTCGTTGCCTTCTTACTTGTCTTCGTCTTCGTTAGGTCAATACCAATTCCAATTCAACTTGACGGTCACTAACCAATATGACTTTAGTATCGCTCAACCTGAAATCTGTATTATTACAATGAACTCTGGACTCTTCGCAACTCAACAAGGAACAAGTCAAATCTTTACTGGTATCCTTACCAAAGAGCAAGTGCTACGAACCAAAGAACAGAACCCAGTGCCTCACCTTGCCTCCAACGAATATAAACGAATGGTCGGCGGAAAACTCATCAATCGTGGTATGGGTTCGTTAAAGAAAATGATACCGAAACTTCTTTCTGGAATTGCGATGAGTGGGTCTGGTTCTTCAGGGGGCGGAATGTCGGCTGGCGGTCTTTCTGGTGGCGGAATTTCTGGTGGAAAGAAAAGTGTTAGTAAACTCGCAAAACATTTTGATTAGATTTCCAATGATATTAGCAATCCAAAATGAATTGTTTAGCAAATACTTTATTTTATTATTTTTTTTTCTGTGGGTATAATATAATAATGATGAATTATAACCAATTAATCGGCTCTTCCTTGTTAGATAGTTACGACTCAATGATAAATAGTTCGGCACAACCCAATATGTTTGGCGGAAAAAGAGTAAGGCAATTCGTGCTTCCAGGCTCAACTGAATATGATTATCCAGGTTCTCTTTCTGTAGGACAAGGTGATAGACCGAATACCGTTTCTGGTGGTTCTTTTTCTACGGATTTTGCGAGACGCAGACGATTAGGTGCTGTTAGACGTGGTGGAGAACGTGGTAGTGATAGCGAAAGTGAAAGTGATGAGGAGATGGAAGGAGGCAAATTTAATTTGGGAAAGTCCTTGAAGAGTGTAGGCAAAGCATTAAAGCCTGTTTCAAAAGTGGTGATGCCAATTGCGAAAGATGCCCTACACGAATATATCAAGTCGTCAATGTCTTCTCAAGGCGGAAAACGCAAAAAGAGTATTTTCAAATCAATAGGTAAAGCATTAAAGCCAGTTGGAAAAGAATTGGGTCGTGCTGGTAAAGAAGTGTTTAGAGAGGTGATAGTTCCAGCAGGTAAAGAGGCACTCAAGGAAAAACT